CACATCAGGTACAGCGGTAATGACAACTCTTAGTGCTGCTAGAATATGCTCTAATGATATATACAGCAACACAGCTATTGGTAACAATGCTTTAGATAATGTCACAAGTGGGTGTCATAATGTAGCAATTGGTCTCTGCTCTTCTTACAATCATACAACAGGAAAGAAGAATGTTACAATTGGTGACAATTCAGCACATGGTAATACATCAGGAAGTTATAACGTTACAATCGGTTCACAAGCTGGGTTCTATGCTCTCTCAGGTGATCATAACATGGCATTAGGTCAATATGCTCTTTATGATAACTGGGGCGGTGATTACAATACAGCAATTGGAGCAGCTTCAATGCAATGTAATACAACTGGTAGTAATAACGCTGCTCTTGGTTATAGATCAATGATGAACAACACTACCGGTAATGATAACTTTGCTGTCGGTGAATGTGCTCTTCAATCAAATGTTAATGGTATTGGTAATACTGCTTTAGGGCAAAATGCTCTTGGTAATAGTGTTACAGGTAACTATAGTGTTGCTCTTGGATCCATGGCTGGTGCATATCAAACAAATGGATGCACTACATTATCTGCTGCAAGTGATAGTATTTACATTGGCCGTAATACAAAGGGTAAGGATAATAATGATAACAACAGTATCGTTATTGGTTATAATGCTTGCTCATGTGGTCAAAATACAGTTAAGATTGGTAATAACTCCATTACAGCAGCTTGCGTACAGGTTGCTTGGACAGCAGTTTCAGATGAACGTGATAAGACAGACATTACTGATCTTAATCATGGATTAGAATTTATTGGTGACCTTAAGCCTAAAGCTTTCAAATATAGAAAGACCCGCACATCAACTGCTAACGATGGTATTTGTCGATATGGTTTCTTAGCTCAAGACATTCAAGGTACTGAAGATGGTGCTAAGGTTATTGTATCAGAGTCTAACCCTGAGCAATTAGGTCTTAACTCTGATTACCTTGTACCTATCCTTGTTAAAGCTGTACAAGAGCTTGAAGCAAGAGTACAGGAGCTAGAAGGTTAATTCCACGTATATAAATATACAGTAGGTTTAGTTAAAATAGGGAGAGCAATAGGTCTCCAAAGAGAAAGCAGTAGGTCTCCCTACTGCTCTCCTTATGTGTTAAAGTGTTATGCTAAGGCTTAAATATAGCCAAGATTACGTAGACGAATGCGCTCAGCTTCAGCTGCTTTGGCCTCTTCTACCTTTTCTTTCTTAGGCTCTGCTTTAGGAGCTTCTTTAGCAACCTTCTTGACAGCCGCTTTTTTCTTAACAACCGGACTAAGAACTTCCGCGTCATCTTGTTTTGGGGTTTCGTTATTTTCCATGGTACTATTATTTATGCTTTAGGTTAGGAGTTTAGACAAAAAGAACGGGTCCATTTCTGGACCCGCTCTGGTTTAATTGTTAATGAGGTCTTAAACCTCGTTATCTTAGAAGTATACGGACTTAGCTCCAGGCTGGAACTCAGTACCGAGACCCTGTACAATAACAACGTGGTAGTAAAGATTACTTCCGAAGATGTTATCAACAACTCCGTAACGTGTAAGCAAGCCTACGCGTGGTGCGAAGTCGTTAGGTCCAATTGTGCGCTGGACCATAACTGGGATGTATGGGCAATAGATAATACCTGTGTCGTAGAACTCAGGTCCTTTGTATCCAAGAAGTGCGTACTCAATGCCAGTGTCTCCACCAGTGTACTTACCAGACTGACCGAAGTTACCATTCTGGACTTCAGTACGTGTGTCGCGGTAAACATTGAAACGACCACCGAGGGAACCAACCTTAGCAATACCTACTGGCTGTGTATTGATGTCACCTGCAACAGGTACCCACTGGAATTCAGGGAGCATCTCGAGGATAGCACATACACGTGGAGTAGCAACGATGAAGTTAGCAGCACCACGACGGTTACGTACAGCAATGCGGTTAGCTTCAACGATCAAACGCTGGTAGAAGTCACGGTTACGCTCAACCATCCAACGGCCATCAGCAGAAGCTGGGTGCCATACGGAGAAACCTGGGCCATAACCAGCACCAAGAGCGGACTGAATCATGCGCATAAGCATCTCACGGTCGATTTCAGCTTGGATCTCATATGACATAGCATTTGTGATCTCAGCGTCAACGTCGATTCCGTTCATGTTCTTAAGGTCCTGCTCAAGTTCAACTGACCAACGAGCGCCGAGGCGACGTGTACCAGCTTCAACAGCAGTCTTTTCGAACTTAACTTCAACCTGTGGAATGTTTCCTGTGATCTCGAAAGCAGAAAGGATGTTAGCAACACCTTTGTCTTGATCAGAGAAATTCCAGTAGTCAGAATCACCTACGAGGTCGTCACTGGAAGCACCAGTGAAGCGAGTGTCAAGAAGCTGATATCCAAGTTCAGCATTAGCTGCTGTACCTGCATAAGAACCTTTGTGACCACCGTTACCAGTATCAGCGGAAGAACCGTCAATACCAGAACCGAGCTCCTGTGACTGGTAAGCATAACGCAAAGCGAATGCAAGACCAACTGGACCACTCATTGGCTGAACACCAACGATGTCGTTAGTGATGAGCTCAGGGAATGTACGACGAATCATTGGGATCAACACCTTTGGAAGGCGTTGGTCACCAGTCGCGTAACTATCACTGGAAGTGGAAGCATTAGGACCGTAATTGCCACCGGCGTTAGCACCAAGCGCGCCACCAGGGCCTGCTGTGTTGCTCTCTTCGAGGCACCATTTCTCCTGGTTTTCCAAGAGTACCGCTGTATTAAGGCGGGTGTGAGCATCTTCAATAGCGGCTACGCTATCAGATGTGTAGTCGAGTACTGGAGCCCACTTTTCAAGCAAGCTGTCAGCACGATCTTTATCAATAAATGATTGTGGTTTATTCATAATATATTTTATTTATTTTTTTGTTTTTCAACCTTCATGGGTCAAGCCCAAGTAACTCAGGTGACAAGCACCTCATTGTTTATGTTAAAGAAGAATTACTTCATCTTATCCAACCCACTTAAGTAAGGGTTTTCCGGAGTAGATGGTTCAACTTTTTCCACAACAACTTGTTTAGGAGCATCGGCCTTCACAGTGCGTTGGCTAATGGCTTCCTCACGAATAACTTCCATCTGCTCTTTTTCCTTACGGTCAAATAAGCGGGCGGTGTATTCGAAATTCTCTTCGATAAAACGTGGTGTCTTATCTGATAAAACTTTCTTAAGATAAGCAGCTTTCTTCTCTGTAAGCTTAGCACAACGACTCTCAAGGAAAGCAGCGCTCTTAGCGTCATTATAACTTTCAGTAAGTGTTTGGTTGTTCTTCTTAAGCTCAGCAATTTCTGCTTTAAGGGCGTCCATCTCAGTCTTACCTTCAACAATAGCTGTCTTAACGTTCTCTGCCATAAGGGAAGAGTCGACTGCAAGAGTTGAGCGAAGATTGTGAAGTACGTTAAGAGCTTCCTTATTACGGGTAGCTTCCAAGATGGCTTCAGCTGGAATAGCTTCGTCAACATACTCTTCAATGTAATTGGAGATAGACTCAACAAGAGTCTCTTTAAAATCAGCAGCACCTTCGTTAAGCTCAGTCTCATACTTAGTAACGACTTGGGCAAGCTTCTTGGCATTGTTAGTATCAACAGCTTCAACAAGGCGCTCCATCTTCTGGGCGTGATCTTTGTCAATGCTTGCAACAAGAGTCTCAAGCTTCTCAGCATAAAGATCATCTTGTTGTGTGAGGGCAGCTTCAACAGAAAGCTCAAGCTTTTCTTTGAACGCTGTTTCGATGGCTTCTACACTTTCATTAGTGAGAACCTCTTCGAGGTCTTTAGGTAATTCTTCTTTGTTCATATTTTCTAAAAGAGTGGTTTTTCTGCTGCCTTTCGGATACGGTCTGTCAACTTATCCTCTACAGCTGATTGTAAATATTTATTCGCACGTGCGTAGTTTTCGTCAGAAAGTGCATCAATAAACTTAACAATCTTAGCTTTTGTTGAGCTTTCCTTAGTAGGCTCTAATTTTTGTTCCTGAGACATACAGTTATTTAATAAGGTTTATGTTAAAATCAAATTTTGTTAATAAAATTCATAATTCTCTCAAGGAGGTATTTCTCTACTTCCTTCTTAGGAAGTTTACTAACACTCTCTTCGAACTGCTCATATGCTTCCTCATACTTACCATCATCAGCAAGTACCCATTGTTTGGACTCAAGAATACCATTAACGAATGCTTTTGGATAAGATGGGTCAGCTACACAATCTACTGCAACAAGCTTAAGGTTACGTACAACATTGTGATTGGAACCTTCTTCAAGACTACCAAGAGCACGAGAAGACATACCAACTTTAACACCATCATTGATCAAAGCACGAACAATCTGACCACACGGGGTAGTAAGCACTTTAGACTTACCATAAAAGACGTTTCCATCTTGAGTAAGCTCTGTAACCATGTGACATGCTCTTTCGAGGTCAACATCAGCTGTAGTAGGGTGGTTGAGTTCTCCCATTGCACGACCTGGCTTAACAAAAGTCTCGTTATAAACGGCAACTTCACGCTCAAGCTCATCAAGAGGGTAAACACGCTTATTGCGGTTTACATCTTCAGCCATCATATAAGGTCCCTTAATGAAAAGGTTGGATGGGCTGTTCTTGTTGGTCTGTTCTTCAATAACCTCAAACTGGTCATTGATATCAGGATTCTCACAAACAAGGTTTAGTTTAAGTGACATACATATATTTATGTCAACAGGCTATGAAATCTCTCTTTCTGTCAATATTAAAAACTTATACCCTCTTCCCTCGCAATACTTCTTAGCAGCTTCCCACTTACACTGATTAGTTACATACTGTTTTTGTTCATATATAAGATTACTCTTCTTCTTATATTTGGTAGTAGGTGGTAGAGTTTGTTTATATGGTTTAATCTCTACACAATACTTAGTAACTTGATTACCTTCTTTAATAACAACATAGTTATCGATATGGTATCTATGTGTTCTACCTGTTAACTTATTGAAGTATGGTATTTTAATATTCTCTGATCCCCACTTTAATACATTAGCATTGTTATCACAGAAGCGAAAGAACTTAAGCTCTAAGCCAGATCTATAAACAGCACGCTCACCTATAAACTTGTCCAGGTTAACTGGAACAAATATACCTTGACGATACTTGCTATTCTTATTCATTACCCAACAAAGAAGTCAACAGGATCATTATCACCAAATCCAGCAGTAGCACCAGTCATGAGACTTTCTTCAAGTTGTGCTTTCTTAGCAATCCCTTCTTGAAGCATATCAGCATTGAGAGCTCCACCACCGAGAAGGTTAACTTGACCAAACTTACCACGAACGCGACCTACAGAGATCATTGAAAGGGCTTGAGCATATTCGTATACCCACTGCTCTTTAATAATATCCCTCAATGGCTTTTCAATATAGCATGCAAGGACACCATAGAAGCGCTCACTACTACGTGGTTGTGGATACATCTTAAGGTATTGGGATCTCTCATCAAAGATAAGATCCTTCCTTAGTGCTAATACTTTCTCACGAGTATCGATAAACTCTTTCATTGTATACCATGAAACAAGATCGAAACCATAATTACCCATTGCATAAGAGAAGTACGTTTGCTGTGCCATTGTCTGCTCCATTGTAAAGAGTGTATTAACACCGTTACTTGAACCTTCTTCAAAGTCAGTGACAGACATAACCTTTCTATAATCCATTACATCATAGTCATACATATTCTGATATGTTGTCTGTTCAGTAGCATCACATGAACCTTCTGTCTTAATTGTTCTACGTTTGTTAGGCTTAAATGTAGTAGA